TGGTACTCCTGTTACTTCTATGCCTCTATGGAACCACCTCTTGGCGAATTCATACGTATCTTTCGATATGTGTGTCTTTGCTTCTGAGGTGTCTACCCCTAAGATAGCAATCTGTGAGATGTATCGTTTTGCAACTTTATCGTTGTAAATTACGATATCATCTCCCAGTAGGATGTAATCCTGGAATGGATAACATCCTTCTTGTAAGGCTGCCCATTGGACTAATATGTGGTGAGAAATAGTGAACATTGTTCACGATGTTCTCGCTCCCATAGGTTGTCCTACGGCATACTTTATAAGTTTATTATCATGGGTCAGAAAGGGTTCACAAACCATAGCCTGTTTCCAGGCTCAAGCAGCTGGTTTACTCAATGTCATAGCTTCAAATATTCTTTGTTGCAATGCTACTGGGAAACGATCAGTTGCACTACTCAGATCTATCGATCAATAATGGTTATCACCAATATTTTTCGGAAGAACTGGGTTTTGTGTAAATGTTCTATCTTGAGGGAACTTTTCCCTTAAAATTTGAAACATCTGCTTACTTAAAGGTTCAAGTAATACCTGAGTTAAATAGTCAAATATGGCTATAACTCGGGCTTTACCTTCTGGATCATTTACTATTGATAGTCTTCTATTTATGTTACCATATTTAGAGACATTCTCTGGTATATGTTTCAGAACCTTTAATCTTAATTGAGTCAAGAACCTCATATATGAGGGACACAGTATAAACATATACTGTATCATTGGCCCAGTTAAGGTTTTAAGATGGTTTAATGATGTATGGATAGCTCTAGAACTTAAAGGACCAGCCTTGCTGGTTCAATAAAAATTCTTGTTATCCCACATCGGAAGTTCCAGATTTAGATCAAAATCTGCGACAATTTTCTCAATATCCAATTGAGGAAGATTATCGTTAGTTCCTTTGAAAGGAGCTGTTATTGAACTATAATCTGGTTCCCTTTTGCATTCCATAGATCGGGAACAAACTAGCAACGTAAGAACAAATTGGATCCCTTTTGGTCCCATATCCATATACTTCTGTAAGAAGCTTATGGGTTTTGGAAAACCATCAGGACTAATTCCAAGTATATCTTGCGTAATTAGAATTGGCCTACCACTTAAATACCTGGTTACAATCAATCGGATTAATTTAATCCTTTTAATTGTTCACCAGAGTCCTTTTGTATTAATCCATCTTTGGATTAAATTAAAGAACTGGATCGTATCTTTACGGAGTTGCACTTGATTGGGTATCCTTTTAAACCAAATTGATACTACAAACATTGTAATTCTTTTAAGAACAGTAATATTCATATTATTGTATACGATTTTTGATTTAATATAGGTATAAACTCTAAACCTGTTAGTTTAATAGTAAAGAAC